CATATCCAGATTTTTCTATAATCTTTTCTTTTATATCCATCTGTCTTTTCTCCTTTGCTATACGTCTTAGAAAAGCATAATACACTATCTGAGTAAAATATGCAAATGGGTTTCTACTCTTAGCAGGATCAAAGTTATCAATATACTGTATGCAATTTTCTATACCATCACAAACCATGTCATCTTTGTACATATAATTAATAAAGTTCGGTCTATACGAAAGATGCGTCGCGATTTTTAAAAAGCAACCACCGATATAATTACTGACACGAGGTTTTGGTAAATTTTTTTCTTTTGCTATATCTACTTTCTCTTTATATTTGATGATCGCAGCAAGAAACTCTTGATTATCAACATAGTGTTGTCGTTTTTTAGGTGCTGCTTTCTTCATATACCTGTAGTTTTAACTTATTAAGTATAGCATAGAACTAAAAGCTTGACAACCCTTGACTAACTGTGTATACTAACACTGTAAGGGTTCAAAGGTCATATAGCTTTTCAAACCTAGTTCTAGCATCCTCTATTTTACCGAGATATCCAGTGGAATTATCCACTTTTGTTTTTCTGCGGTGAATTTTTGTAGGGTCGTCGCCTAATATAAACGCTTCATACATTAATATAATAGGTTTTGACATTGTTCCCATAGTAATAATGTCTCTGTCTCTCACAATAAAAAAGTCTTCATCAGACATGGGCATCCATTTAGTAAATCCCATCCCTCTCATGACTTTTTGATCAGAAATTTCCTTAGTAATAGCGTGAACACATACAGGATCTTGTAAAAAAATTAAACAATCTCCATCTTGCTCAGTGATTACCGCTTTGGCAAGCACCTCTTCACCACTTACTAATTTAAAAATACCGTGAAAGTCTTCGTCTTTTTTTGTGTAATTAATCATAAGCTTTGATTTTTACATTTATGATTTCATAATCAAATTTTTCTTCGTTATAAATTTTGACTCTTTCCATTAGATGATTCAATGTATAATTGTTTCCTTTATCAGTGGAAATGTCATCTGCAATATCATATAATGTTGCTTGTGACTTATTTTCGCCCTTTCTTAATACACGACCTATAGACTGTAAGTTGCGTACTCTGGACTTAGAAGGAGAAGCAAAAATAATGTTATGTAGTTTTTTGATATTGATACCAGTAGAAAATGTGCCATAAGAAGCAACAATAATAGCATTGTCTGATTGCTCAGTTAATTGCCTTACATCCTCTCGGTCTTCAACATCGACACCTCCGTGAACGAAATACACGGGTTTGTCTGTATGACTATTTATCAAGTTGTAAAGAGGCAGACCGTGCCTTTCTACATAGTTGAAAAGGATAAGTGTGTTACCTTTTAGATCTACTGCAAGGTTACGGATAAATTTATTACGTCCTTCATGGTCTACTAAGTAATCAATTTCATCTTGGTATCCCTCAAAAATTTTTTCTTCATGTTTAAGAAGAATAATTTTTACTTTTAACTTAGCAAGATAACCCTGTTGTATCAACTCATTAGTCTTAGTTACCTTTGAACATCTACCAAATAAACCTTCTAATACTAATTGATTTACATTTGCACCATCTAGTGTTCCAGTAAAACCTATACGGTATTTACATTTATGAAGTTTAGACATCAATGTAGTTAAAGACTTTGCTTTAAATTGATGTGCTTCATCACCAATTACTACATCAAATCTATCAAACCATTTACGAGGTTCTTTATAAATTGATTGCCAAGTAGTAATGATTACACTATGATCAGTATACTTATCTGCACCTGCGTATATTTTATGGCAGTCTTTAGTTCTCCAACCATATGATTCAAAGTCTTTATACATCTGCTCAACAAGAGATGTGGTGGGAACTACAATTAAAACATTTCTACTAACATTTATATGGTATCTAATTAATGCATAGATCATCAAGGATTTCCCGCTTGCAGTTGGGGATAATAGGAGTCGTCTGTTGTATCTCAGGGCTTCGTATATTGCTTTATACTGGTAGTCCCTTACGGGAAGTGGTACACGAAGTGATTTTACAAACTGACCAACAGCTTCGGGAGTAACAAAGTCATTGGTTTCTTGAGGATGACCAAAATTTTCATGGTCTTCTATTGAGTATTCATATCCTTTTTCTTTTGCCCAGTCTGTAAGATAATCTACAAGACCACAATATATCTCTCCTGTAGCAGGTGAATATAATCTTATCTTACCATCCCAACCTTTATATCTTCTTTTCTTTTGCATAAACTTTGCAGACTCTACCTCAAAAGTAAAGAAGTCTGCTAATTCATAATTTAGATGAGGTTCTGCTTGAACCTTCAAATAAACTTCATTCTTCTTAGATATAAGGAGGTCCATAGAATCATATTAGAATCCATTCTTAAATTTCTCCCAGTCAATAGCATTCTTAATTTGAAAATTACGATTACCAATTTGTCTTAGGACACCATCAAGAAAGGTTAGCATCTGTTCTATGTAGTCAATTTTATACTGTAGTTTACAGATGTCTTCATCAGACTCGATGAACATACTAATCTCTTCTTTCGTAGTTAGTTTAAGATCAAATGGAACTTCTTTGTATACCTTTGATGGTGCTTTACCTTTATAATATAACCATTTCTCTCTTATAAGTCTTCTCATTTCTAACTCACGTTCTTTCTTCATGAGAGAAAATGTATTATGAAACTCCATATATCTCATGTGAAGTTGTGGAATTTTTGTAGATTCTTCACAGTATAAGTCAGTATCTATTACACTGTCTTTTTTCCACATCTCTTGAAGTGTTTCAAGGTTCATAAAAGATACCAAATAGAGAATACAATCCACGCAGCACTCAATGAGAATACTATTAAACCTAGATTCATTTTATAAAATTATGTTTTGATGTGCTACTCTTTGTTCTATTGTGAATGACAATGAATCTATCAGCAGCAAATGTACCTGCTAGACAAACATCAATCTCATCACCATCTTGCCAGTTAGTATCACCATTTTTCTTGGTGTGAAGCATTGCTTCTTGAATCTGGTCAATCATTTCTTGTGTTAATTTCATTTCTTTTTAGGATAGTATTGGAAACCTTCTGTTACTTCATCAAGTGAAGAAAGTTTAAATGTAATCATTTTGTCCCAAGGAGTATGACTATCCATTAGA